CTGGCGCTTGAATTAAAAGATCTGGACGCAAACGGGTTTAAGCTGGACCTGATTGGCTTTGATGATAATTTCCTTGCCAACCTTTTGACCGACAAAACCGAGGGGCTTACCGATCCTGACGAGGTGCAAGAGGCGCCGGCGGATCCGGTTAGCGTGCTGGGCGATGTGTGGGTGATGGGGAAGCATCGTATTATCTGTGGCTCGTCTACGGAGGCGGATACGGTCAGCAAGCTGCTTGGTGATGTGAAGCCCCACCTGATGGTGACGGACCCGCCTTATGGGGTGGAGTATGACCCAGAATGGCGAGAAAGGGCGGGTTTAAATGGGCCTGCCGCCGCCAAGGGAAAAGTTTTAAATGACGACAAAGCCGATTGGCGCGAGGCTTGGGCTTTGTTTCCCGGCGATGTAGCCTATGTATGGCATGCAGGGCTTTATGCAGGCGTCGTTGGAGATAGCCTTGTAGCAACTGGATTTCAGCTTCGCAGCCAAATCATTTGGGCAAAAAGCGTCATGGTTATGTCTCGGGGTGATTATCATTGGCAGCACGAGCCGTGCTGGTATGCAGTCCGAAAAGGAAAGGCAGGCCAATATGACGGCGGTCGTAAGCAAACGACTCTCTGGCAAATAGAAAAGCCCCGCAAATCCGAAACCGGCCACGGCACGCAGAAGCCGGTCGAGTGCATGAAGCGCCCTATTGAGAACAACAGCAGCCCAGGGCAAGCAATTTATGAGCCGTTCTCTGGCTCTGGCACGACAATCATTGCCGGGGAAATGACGGGGCGGAGTGTTTATGCGGTAGAGTTAAACCCTGCTTACGTTGATGTTGCCGTGCAGCGCTGGCAAGAATTTACAGGCCAAGCGGCAAAGCTTGAAGGCGATGGCCGCACGTTTGCGGAAATAAAAGGCCAAAGACATGGAGCCTAAAGAAAAGCGCCCTCGCGGCAGGCCGCCGCATGTTCCTACTGATCGTGACCGCAGGCAGGTTGAAGTCATGACCGGCTTAGGTCTTACGCAAGAGCAAATCGGCAAAATCTTGAACGTGTCAGAGGACACGTTGCAACGTCATTATGCGGATGAAATAGCAAGCGGCGTTGCAAAGGCAAATGTTCAGGTCGCGCAAAATCTATTTAATATTGCGACAAGCCGAGATTCTGGCGCAGTAGCGGCAGCCATTTTTTGGATGAAGACACGCGGCAAGTGGCGGGAAACAAACCATCTCGTGCATTCGGGTGACGATAAGGAGCCGCCCATCAAGATTGATGCCAATCTGAAGGGCCTCTCCGATGCCGAGCTGGACCAGATGCAGAACCTGTTAGGGAAGGCGTCAGGCAAGACAGAATGAACGCCACGCTCAAGCCCGAGGTGCTACTGGATGCCATCAAGCGCGAACAGAAACGCCGGGCTGCCTCTGCGTCATTGTACGAGTTTGTGCAGCAGTCCTGGCACGTTGTTGAGCCCGGCGTCCCCTTCATCCCGTCTTGGCACATCCAAGAAATCTGCGAGCACCTAGAAGCCATCACCGCCGGAGAAATTCGGAAGCTACTAATCAACATTCCGCCGCGACATTCCAAATCCACCATCGTCAGCGTGATGTGGCCAATGTGGGAGTGGCTCACGGATCCGTCGCACAAATACCTTTGTGCTTCCTATTCCGGCAACCTCTCCATCCGCGACAACCTCAAGGCCCGGCGCCTTGTGCAGTCTCCTTGGTATCAAGAACGATGGGGACATATGTTCAAGCTGGCCGGCGACCAGAACGCCAAGCAGCGTTTTGAAAACGACGCCACGGGCTACCGGCTGGCCACCAGCGTAGGCGGCACGGCCACAGGCGAGGGCGGCAGCCGCCTAATCCTAGACGACCCTCACAGCGCCCAAGAAGCCCAATCCGACGTGATCCGCGAGAGCGCCTTGGAATGGTTTGACATGGTCTGGAGCACCCGCCTCAACGACCCCAAGAAAGACGCCATGGTGACCATCATGCAGCGCCTGCATGAGCGTGACATCAGCGGCCACATCCTAGAAGACATTGGCGGGTGGGAGCACCTGATGATCCCGGCCGAGTGGGATGGCGTGCGGCGCAGCACGTCTGTCGGCCCCTACGACCCCCGCAAGGTGAAGGGCGAGCTCATCTGCCCAGAGCGGTTTGGCCCCAAGGAAATCACCGAGCTCAAGCAACTGCTTGGCACCTACGGCACTGCCGGCCAGCTGCAGCAGGATCCCGTGCCGACGCAGGGCGGGATCCTCAAGGCCGCCAATTTCCAGATGTGGCCGGCGGATAAGGGCCTGCCTCAGTTTGAGTACATCCTGCAGTCTTATGACTGCGCCTTCACCGAGAAGAGCTCGGGCGACCCCACGGCCTGCACGGTCTGGGGGATCTTCAGCCACAACAGTGAGCGCAACGCCATGCTCATTGACGCCTGGGACGAGCACCTGGGCTACCCTGACCTGAGGGCGCGGGTAGTGAAGGACTGGTCAACCGAGTATGGCGGCACGACGGTGAAGGATGGCCTGCGCACTGCCCGGCGCGCTGACCGCATCCTGGTGGAGGCCAAAGCGTCGGGGCAGTCCCTGCTGCAGGATTTGCGCTTGGCGAGAGTGCCTGCGATCGGCTACAACCCCGGCAACGCAGACAAGGTCAGCAGGGCGCACCAAGCCTCGCCTACGCTGGAGCTGGGCCTGTTATGGGTACCAGAATCCGGCAAGAACCGAGGGCAGGTGGTCAGCTGGGCGGTCCCGTTCATGAAGCAGCTTGCAAAGTTTCCGGTTGCTGAGCACGACGATTATGTGGATACTTTCACTCAGGCGATTATCTACCTGAAGAACGAGGGTTGGTTCGAGTTGCCGCAGGCCCGTGAGAGAGACGAGCCCCGGCAATACAAGCGCGAAAGGGTAAACCCGTATGCCGTCTAAATCGACTGTAAATGCGGCAGGCAATTACACGAAGCCCGGCATGCGCAAGAAGCTCTTTGAGAGCATCAAGGGGTCTGCAGTGCAGGGCACGGCGGCCGGCCAGTGGAGCGCACGCAAGGCGCAGCTCCTGGCCAAGAAGTACAAAGAAAAGGGCGGCGGCTACAAATGAAGGCGCCGCAGAAATCGCTCAAGGCCTGGGGCGACCAGAAGTGGCGGACCAAATCCGGCAAGCCGTCGTCGGAGACTGGCGAGCGTTACCTGCCGGCGAAGGCGATTAAGGCGCTGTCTCCGCAGGAGTATGCCGCGACCACCCGCGCCAAGCGTGAGGGCAACGCCAAGGGCGAGCAGTTTGTGGCGCAACCCAAGAAGATTGCGGCCAAGACGGCGCGTTATCGGAGCACCCCATGAGCAGTCGCGTTGATAAGGATGCGATGGCCTGCAACAAGCCGCGCCGCACGCCTAACCATCCCACTAAGTCGCACATCGTGAAGGCGTGTTACGATGGGAAGCAAGAGATCAAACGCTTTGGGGAGCAGGGCGCCAAGACCGCCGGCAAGCCCAAAGAGGGCGAGAGCGATCGGATGAAGACCAAGCGCGCGTCGTTCAAGGCGCGGCATTCTGCCAACATCGCCAAGGGGCCGAGCAGCGCGGCATACTGGGCAAACAAGGTGAAGTGGTAATATGTCTGGATCTCGCTCTCTTCCCATCCCGCCCCAGCCGCCGCTTGACCTGCTGCGCCAGATGCAATCACGCGGCGGTGCCGCCCAAGAGTTTGACCCAGTTGCCGCGGCGATTGCCGAGCAGCGCAGGTCTTCCCGTCGCCAGCCTCTGCCCCTGCCGCCCATGCCTCCAGCCGTTCCTCCCCAGCGGACTGGTGGCTCTGCAGAGGCTGGCCCCCCTAGCGTGTTCCCCGGCGAGACTGCCGGCGACGTCATCCCGACCCGCCTTGGCGCTGCGTTGCCGCCCGACAATCCCTGGGTGGCCGAGGCCGGCAGGCTGGCCGAGAAGTACAATCTGCCGCGCGACGTGTTCCTGTCCCTGGTCTACCAGGAGAGCCGGTTCAATCCTGAGGCGCGCAGCCCCAAGGGCGCATATGGCTTGGCGCAGCTGATGCCCGGCACGGCGGCGGACTTGAAGACAGATCGGTATGATCCGGCCCAGAACCTGGAGGCCGGCGCTCGGTATCTGAGGCAACTTTACGATCGGTTTGGCTCCATGCCCTTGGCGCTGGCTGCGTACAATGCCGGCCCCACAAAGGTGGCTCGCGCCGGCAATCAAATCCCCGAAATCTTGGAGACGCAGAATTATGTCAAGAAGGTCTTGGGCCGTGCCGGCGTGGAGGGCTATGCCGAGGGCGGCTTAGCTGACCTTGACGAGAAGTATGCCGATGGCGGCACAGTCCGCCGCCCGGCTGCTGCGCCTGTGCCTCGCCCTTCTGACGAGGATTACCTCAGCATCCTTGCTGCCCGCGCAATTGGCTCTGGCGAGCCTGTGAGTGAGTTGCGTTCTGCCGAGGGGCGCGGGTTTGCTCCGATGCCGCGCTCCTTTGGCGAGGCTGGCCAGCGCATGAGTGCTGTGGTGCGTGGTGATGTTGAGCCCACGCCCGAAGAAGAGCGCCAGATCAATTTCGTGCGCGGCTTTGCTGAGGGGCCGGCCAGCATTCGCGCCTACCATGGCAGCCCGTATCGTTTTGATCGTTTTGACATTAACAAGATTGGCACGGGTGAGGGAAATCAAGCTTACGGGCATGGGTTGTATTTTGCGGAGGCAGAGCCTGTAGCGCGAGGGTATCGTGATAGGCTCGCCCTTCTTGGGCCTTATGCGGCGCGTGGAGAAGGCGCGCAAGGAATTGCGGCAAGGCTTTTGGATGACGGCCTTTCTGTTGAAGATGCAATTGCAGAATTAAATTATCGTCTTCGTATGCCGCATGTTCAACGTGGTCTTGCTAGTCGCAATCCTGAAACAATGGCTTTCACTTCAAGAATCGCCGAAGCAAAAAGGCTTTTAGTGAAACCCAGCGCGCGGGGTCACATGTATGAGGTGAACATTCATTCTGACCCAGAAAAATTCCTTGATTGGGACCGGATAGGTACGTCTGGGTTTACCCATCCTGACGCGCTAAAAGATTTAGTGAATCAAAAAATACAATCCTTTTACGGACGGCAGTATAATTACGATAACGTAAATGATGTGGTGCAAAGAAAATTTACCGAGAAAACCTTGCGAGATCCCAAATCCTCAATGTTGCTACGCGAGGAAGGAATCCCTGGTATTCGGTATTTTGACGCAAGCAGTCGTGGCTTAGAAGATGGCACCCGCAACTACGTCATGTTTGGCGATGATCTGATTGACATCACGCGTCGCTACGCCGAGGGCGGCCTTGCTGCACTTGACGCTAAGTATGCGGATGGCGGCACTGTGCGTGCGCCCAAGGAGGCCACCATTCGGGGGCAGGGCCATGAGCTGGCCTACATCACGCCGGAGGAGGCTGCGCTGCTGAAGGCTCGCGGCGGATCCGGCCGTATGACGCGCTATGGCGTGCCGGCATTTGACGATGGCGACGGCGGTGGTGGCGGCGGTGACGGCGACGGCGGTGGTGGCGGTGGTGATGGCAACGGTGATGGCAACGGTGACGGCAACGGTGACGGCAACGGTGACGGCAACGGCAATGGCAACGGCGAGGGTGAAGGCAATGAGGGTGCCACCAGCCAGGATGCCGCAATGTCTGAGGCCGCCACGCAAGATGCCGTAGGCGGCAATCAAGGCCAGGGCGCTGGGCCTACTGGAGCCGGGGCTGGCGGTGGCCCATCAAGCAATGATCCTGGCCCTACCGGGGACGGGCAGTCAGAGGTGAGCACGCCGGGTATGGCGCCCGGCATTACCACAGAACCAACGGCATTTGGCCCGATTGGTCCCGAAGACGAAGCCAATGCTGCGGCCGCCCGAGGCGCAATCGCGAATGCGCCTATTGGATTTGAGTCTTATGGCGTCAGGGATGCGATTGACGCCTACAATTCAGGGCGCATGGGCTTAGCGCAAGCCATAGGGTATGGCTTGGCAAATGTTGCCGCGCCTCCTGGCTTTGGCATTGGCTTTAATGTTGATCCTCAAACTCAAATGCAAACGCCTGCAGTCTCGTTTGATCCCGTTTCTGCGGTCACAGGCCTTGGGTTATCTGCTGCCACAGGATTTGCCCCCGGCATGGGGATGATTGGCGGGATGATTGGCTCACAAATAAGCCAAGCCATGGGAATGACGCCTGGGGTTGTGGATCTTGGAACATTTGGTGTCACGGCGCCATCAATGGCGTCACAAACGCCTGGAGTAAACGCATCACCCAGTGGGCTGTCTTTCGGCTCGCCTGAGTTTGGTAGTACTACAAATATTGGCAATGTGGGCTCCAGCGTTGCCAGCACGAGCAGCACTGTTGGCTCCAGCGTTGGTGGCATGGGCAGTGGCAATGCTGGCTCCAGCGTTGGCGGAATGGGCAGTGGCAATACTGGTTCCAGCGTTGGCGGAATGGGCAGTGGCAATATTGGTTCTGGCGCTGCGGCGGATGGCGATGCTGGCCAAAACATTGATCAAAGCTTGGCTGCCCTCAATCAAAGATATAGTGAGCAGTTGACTGGCGCGCCGGCATACACTCCTTGGAATTGGGCTCAAATTCAGCGTGATGCTGAAGCCAACAACCAGACGCTTGACCAATATCTTGCCCGCAACTGGGGTAACTTGGCCACCAATGCCCCGAGGCTCATGAAGCACGGCGGCATGGTGGAGGGTAAAAAGTCTCTGGAAGAATTGCACCACCGCTATGCCGAGGGAGGCGAGGTGGGCGATGAGGGCATGGCGCGCCCCTATGATCCCAGGGAGGTTGATACGATTGCCAGCGAATTTATGCGGGAAATTTCCCCTGTGGATGTGACGCAGCGTGCGCGAATGCTGATGAGGGGCCTTGATGTGAAGACCCCCATGGTGGCTGGCGCGCAGGATTTACCAGAGAATTACATGCGTTATCCGCGCAATGAAAACGTGACGTCTTCAACCAATTATTTTGAAATCCCGATCGAAGATGACCGTTACGGGCAGCGTGCCGGCATGAGGGGCTTGAATACGGGCATCAATGCCATTCTTGACCAAGAGCGCAAGATTGGCATTGGCGCTGGTTTGACCGCCATGGAAACTGCCGGCGATTATGGGATGACTGGCTACGGCCCTCGGGTGTCTGCCAGTTATGGGCCTGCCAGCATCTTTGGCGGCTATCAAACCATGACGCCAAGCTTTACTGGCGCAAAACCGCAGGGCGTGTATTCTTACGGCGGAAATCTGAATATTCCGCTTGATGAAGAAGGTACCACGGCAAACATTGGCGGCAGCATCATGAGCGGGCGGCGCGGCACTACTGGGATGGGGAATGCCGGCACTCAAATCACGGGAGGGCTGCAGGTTCCGCTCGAAAGGCTGTTCCCAGAGTCAAATATTGGCGGGACGTTGGGATTAGATGTGGCGGTGGATCCTACTTTGCGTCACAAAGAGATATTATTCGGCTATCGGAGGGCTTTCTAAATCATGTCTGGAATGCTTACTGAAAATGATGAAGCCCAAGAAGGTGAAGTCGTTGAGTTCATCCCCGAAAACTCAAACGTAGAGGACACTGAAGATGGCGGCGCAATCATTCGCCTTGAAAATGAAGAGCAAAATAA